TAGCCGCCTGATGAGCCAATATTAGCATAGCCGCCTGATGAGCCAATATTAGCATAGCCGCCTGATGAGCCAATCTTAGCAGAGTTGCCTGATGAGCCAATATTAGCATAGCCGCCTGATGAGCCAATCTTAGCAGAGTTGCCTGATGAGCCAATCTTAGCAGAGTTGCCTGATGAGCCAATCTGTTTATTTCTGTCTCCGTTATCATTCAACGCACCATCTGTCTTAAACTTTGACGGTGAGGTAATATCTTTCAACCACTCGACACCAACCTTAATGATGTCTGCCAGATTCAACTCAGCCTTAATCTTGATATGCGAAGAACAAACCTTTGTCGAATTTTCTTCTTCATCAATCTTGCCAGACTGTTCTACTTCCGCAAAGCGAGAATTAAGCATATCGTAATAGTTCCACACTTCTAATGGATTTTTGCAAGCATGAAAACCTCGATTACAACACTTTATATCTCCATCCATTTCATATTCTTTTCCAACTTCGTACTGGAAGTCACGGCATTTCATATTCTTGTCGAATGCCTTGTACGAAGTAATTACCTTTTTGCTCATATTCTATCTATTTATATCCTTTATAGGATGATTAATCAATCTTCTTGATTCTATCAATTTCCATACTCCATAGTACAAACTCTCTATTGGAGCGAGTGCCATCTTTCTTTGCAGGATTGATTCTTACATCAATCTCGCCAGTATAACCACTACAACCTCGTTTTGGAGCCATGCTTGCAATCCATCATACATCACATCTGGAGCAGCTAACCTTGTCGCCAACCTTGTATGGAAGACTTTCGATGTAATCATTTACGTAAGAACAAATCTCAACGTTAGCTTCATTGATAATGCTTCGTTGCTTGGCTACCTTTACTTTTAATTCTTCTTTCGTCATATCTTTAAATTTATGCCCGAAGGCTGTTAAACATCTAATCTTCTATCTACAGCTTCTATCACTTCTTGTATGGAAGCAGACTCATCGTTGGTTTTTGCATATCGTCTATCAAATATTATCAACATATTTTTAAGACGAATAAAATCTGTTCTCAATAACTTATCATTGCCCATACCTACACCTCCATTTCTGAGTTAAGTTCTAGCCCGAAGAGAAGGTGCTGGAGTTGATGTATGTACCTTATAGGTGTTTCTGAAATTTCTTGTGCATAAAGAAATGGAAAAAATGCCTTTTCTTCTTGGTAGAATATTAGGCTTATATTTGTTTCTGCTGGTTTATGATAACTACTCCAAGAAACATCATCATAACTATTTCTTTCATGATGTTTATGAAGCTTCCATCCATTCTTCTCTAAAATCTCTGGAATAAGAGGAATTGGTTTTATAGCTTCCTCTCTAATCCAACCATACTCTCCATCTCTATAATAGAATAATTTAGTACCTTTTAAATAAGAACTTGTAATTCTTATTATTTCTTTTTTGTGGTTATACACAATATCTCCTGGTATATACTTAGGATTAAAATTTATTACCATACTACTTTCCTTTTGAATGTTTGTACTTCTTGATAGCATCCTTTTTTGAAGCTGCCATAATCTTAACACCCTTGATGGTGAACTCATGCTGCGCCTTTGGCTTACACTTCTGCTTGTCAGAAGGAATGTTACCTTTTGCTTCATCAAGTTTAGGACTTGGACTTCCAAAAATACTATCTTGTGCATAAGCTGTCATAGCAGTCATCATCAATGCCATTCTCATTAAATTACTACTCATATTCTTACTCCTTAACTTCTTTAAAGATTATATTTTTACTATCCTTACGTAATGATGGACTGCATGGGTATTTCTTCCAAACTTCACAAGCACTATTGCCAAAAAAGAAACAACCATAGCAAGTTTCTTTCTCGGTTTCAGTAATCTCCAAGACTACTCTTTCTCCAACTTTAAGCTCTTTCATTGCTCACCTCCTTCCTTTGGAAATAAATCATCAATATAAAGCCAACGAGTAATATTAGCACCCGAACTATAAGCATCCCAATTTTTAAACATAGCATCATTTCTCTTGAAAGAAATGTAGGTTTTAATGCTTTCTGTTATTTTTGCTTCTGCAAGGACTTCTGCGAACTTTCTTGGCTCTTCACTAGCATCATGACATAAGTCCTTCAAGAACTCATCGATAGCCCACTTAGCTCCTGTAATAAATGAATTTTCAATTAAGTCAGTTTCTATACCAACTACTTCTTCAAAGCATTGCATGGGAGTGCAAAGGGTACTACCATGCATAGATGCTATAAGTTCAAATCTGTGAAGGTTTGCAGCTTCTTCTATTTTCTTTTCGTCTATCATAATCACTTTACTCTTTTGAATTGAACATTCTTTTTATCTTTTCGCTCGTTAGCCGTACATTTAATGCGCTTGCAAACATTTTCATAAATATCGGTAGCTAACTCAGTGAAAAAGCAACCATCACAACTATTACTTTCAACCACCTTCAAGGTGATTTCTGAACCAATAGGTAATTCTTCCATAAGCTTAATTTCTCATTATATGTAACTTAACAACCTTGTTTTCCGCAAGATGTTGCGAGTTGTTGATGTTCTTGATAAACTCTCGTTCCATCTGCTCAGGAAAGATGGGTTTGGTCGGCTTTGGGATGGTGATGGTAGCTTGAAACTTGCTACCATCACTCAAAGTCATTAAGCATCTTCTTGAAATCTTTTCTATTCCAAACATATTCTGTCCTCCTAATATTTATATCCGTGTAGATGCGGACGGGTTTCGTTGTACTTCATTTTCAGTTTGATATGCTCCATCAGGTTGATATTGTTACTGTGGGCAATCGCAAAGATGACTATTAGCATTTCCTGAAGATGTTTGGCGAGATACCAGTTTGGAGAATCATCCAAGTCACAGACTCCCATCTTTTCGATGAGTCTGTATAGGTCTTCTACTATATTAGACCCAAAGATAAATTTAGCCAATGCGTATTCATCTTTTATGTCATTATCTCCCATGAGTTCGATTTTTGCGCTATCCATGATACTACCCAAGAGTGAGAGAATACGAATAGCGATGTCGGCAAACTCAGACTCTACTGTGCCTTCCAATGTGTTTCGGTAGGCGGTCGGAATGTCTCTGCCCATTTCAATCTCGATTTCGTAGTCTTCGATTGAACCATGTCTGTTCTTTCTGTCGGCTTGTAAAGCTTCGCTCATTTCTACAATGATAAACATCAGGCAGAATGTAGTATCAATACCAGTATCAGAGTAGAAGCCCTTGCTCTTTGCAGACTCAAAGGCTTGTTTAGATAATACCTCCAAGTCTTCCTTTGTAATTATTCCTAACTTTTCTTCCATATTGTTTTTGATTTATAAATTTCTGATAGTGAATGCCGTATCGTTGAGTGTTCTGCACCATTCTATCTTTCCTTCTGCACATAATTTGTTGAGGGCTTGCTGCGGCTGATGAAATCCTCGGTTGATGATTTCTACGGCAAGAACATGATTTGGAACGATGTGCGCTGCCTTGCGCTCTTCCTGAATCTCAGCGATGATGGCTAAGATTTGTTCTTTCTCGTTAACCTTGGTGTTATCCATAAGCTAAAAGAGTGAAAGCTGACCGCTCTTGTCGTGATAGTGATTCCCTGATGGAAATATCAGTTCCTCGAACATGGCAGTCAGGCAGTTGGTGACTATTGAGTTTCCTGCAAGTGCGTAGAGTTTGCTCTTACAGATAATGAGTTGACCAGACTTCTCCTTGCTCAGGAGTTTATCTATGTCAGCTTCATGTACTCCCATCAGGCGAAAACAATCTCTTGGAGTGTACTTCCTGATTTGGATGGAGTATTTCTTTCCATTAGGTGCGGTGTGAATGATTTCTTTGTTCATGATGGTTACGAATGTCATTGATGATGAATCAATGGTTGTTAGCATTGTTGGAGCAATATTGTCATAGACTTGTTGGTTATAGAGGTCTAAGACTTGCCCCCCCATATCAGGCTTGACCTTCCCTGATAGGAGTAGGGATTTCATTCTCTTTCCTCCTGTTATCATATTTCTTTTACTATTAAGAATAATGGAATGCAGTTACCTCCGGACCCCATAGCAGAATTGAGAGTAGGGGAGATTCCCTTTGTGGAATAGACTCTGGTCTGCTGCTCTATTCTGCCTTTAATTTTGAGGTTGGCTAACCTTATAATTTTGTCGCACATTAGATTTTCTTGATGATTAAAACTCCGCTGGCACAACTTCCTGTTTGTGAAAGAAAGTTGGCTAAACTTGTCTTGTAATAGCTACTGCGGATGGTTCTACTCATGCCTTCTACGTCTGAATTAATGAGTAGTTTCCTACTTATATTTTTTTGATTATCAGTACCCCCCCTTAGGGAAATGGTCAACACCAAGTAGATTGGCTACGCTGATTCCTGCACCAAACGATGACGTAATGGTGGGAGAGCATCCATCAGCCGTTTTCGGTATCGCTATCTTCTGGGTAGAGTTTTTTGATTGCTTCATTGATGTCTGCTTTGGAGAGATACTTCTCGAGGAGTTGTTGGGACATGAAATATTCGGGAGAAACATTGTCTTCTAACATATCCTCAACCGTAGTCTCTAACTTGATAGGAGAAGGGAAATGATACTCAGGGTTCGGCTCGTCTTCTGTTCTTAGAATGGAGATTACGAAGATACGTTCACGATTCTGTGGAATCCCATAGTCCTTAGAATTAAGAACCTTGTAAAATGACGTGTAGCCGAAAGAGTCGAGGTCTCTGAGATATTGGAAGAAGTACTTTCTCATTTTCTCGGATAGGAGACCTTTCACATTCTCAAGCATTACATATTTCGGTTTTTTGACTGTCAGCATCCTCTTCTCCTGAAAGATGAGGGATGAACGTGTGCCGCTCCCTTCCTCGCCACCTTGCCTGAGACCTGCATTTGAGAAGTCTTGGCATGGAGAAGACCAACTGATGAAGTCGAAGTCGGGGACCTCGTTCCAGTCAATTCTTGTTACATCACCGAAGTTAGGAATATCCCACCCATGCAGAAGTCTGTAGGCTTGAATAGCAGAAGGCTCTATCTCCGAATATCCTACTACCTTGAAGTCAAACTCAGGATGGTTCTCTTGAAGGTACTTGAAGGCGAGACTCTGGCTGCCATAACCAGCGAATGCCTCGAATACTCTGAGAGGATGCTGCTTGTTGTATTTGCTGATTGCTATCATTTTATTTATGTCTGTGGATTCCATTCTATACCCAAACGCTCTAACGTACCATTGTCACGATATATCTCCAACAGAGATTTGCAGAAGCTCTTTGGATTCTTTTTTAGAACCTCTATCATGCCAAAGATGCGTTGTCGAAGTGCATGATTCTTTGCATCGTCCGTATTCCGCTCCTGTTCTGCCCTTGTTTTTGCGATAAGTTGACTTATCTCAGATGGTTGCTCGTTGATAACTGCTGGCGGTGGTGTTGCTCCGATGAGTTCGTCTTCCCATCCTCGCTGGTTGAGGAAAGTTTGGAAGTTCTTGCGATATTGCTTGTCGGGCTGGGAGAGTACATAGAGAGGAATATACTCTATAGCTGCCTTGCGGTCTTTCTGGCTCATGGAGTTCCACTTCTTTTTGAGTTTTTCTTTGCAGCCTACCTTCTTGTCGTACAAGTTCCATGCTCGCTCAAAGGTGTATTCGTCTTTGACTTCCTTGGGGGGAGGAGTTACTTTGTAGCCGTTTTCTTCAAGAAGTTGGATGGCTTGTCTGATTTCTTCTGTCATAGTTCACCGTTAAGATAATTGTCGATTGCTTTCATAAATTCATCTATAGAGCGGACGATGATGTACTTGCCACCATGCCGTTCCACTTCAAACTGGAATACTTTCTGCGCTGGTTCCTGTCTGCCCTTGGGAGTTTTGTTTTCGATGCAGAGGAAACCGTACTGAGAGGTGCGCTTCAGGAGCAACATATCTGATACTCCTGCCTTCATACCTTCTTCTTTTAGCCATGCGGCTTGTTGGGAGGTTCGCTTGCCACCATTAGGAACGGCAAAGAAGACACCTTCAAGGTCAGGATATACCCCACGGATATACCTGACCTCTGCGGCTTGCAAGTTGTGTTCGTCATAGGATGAACGCTTGCGTATCTTCTTGCTTTCCTGTTCTAACTTTGCTTTGATTTCAGCGTAATTTGTCATTACCAGTCAGTTGAGAAAAGGTCGTTGAGAGATTCATCACCCATCAGACGGATGGCTTCATTAGCAAGGTCTTCTGTTCTAAAATAGATTGCTCCTGCTTGGTATTTGTTATTGCCAAGAAGACAATACCCACCAGCACAATTCTTGCAAATTGTATAATTATTTTGGTCAGGAAAATCAGGTTTCCATCCCTTGTTGAGATACTTGGCGATGTTCTGCAACTTATTGAAAGCGACCATACGTTTACACTGAGCTTCGGATGCACAGTTGTTTATGTCGTTGTAGCTATTTTCATTTGTTATCGCATATGCGATACGGGTACTACCAAACCAATATGCAGTCTTTCCATAGTAGAGTTCTTTGAGAACTTCATCATAAGTTATAGGCTTGCCTTCCTTATCACCAGGAGCTTTCTGTACCATCAACTTGCCTTCTTCGTTGAAGAAGAAAGTAAGACCATCAGGGATAGGGTACTCAACTGCCGAACCATCAGCAGGAATACGCAACTTAGATAGGGTTGCATTGCCGTTGTTGATGTTGTTGATGTCCTTATTGGTAATTCCTTCTGTGTGAATATCAGGAGTCTTTTTTGCTTCTTCTGCCATTTTCTTAGCAATCATTTCTGCACCCTTACCAAGAAGTGCACCGATAATCATCTGAGCAAATGGTGAAAACTCTGTTTTGTTGTTGCGCTGACGATTATGTCTGTTGTTGCGCTTGTCGTTTCTACGTGTCATATCAACTGTAATTTTGTAAAATGTTATTAAACTCGTCTTCTGTAACACCATTTGCTACCATGATGGTAAGAATGGTGTCTAAGACCTTTGAATATACATCGTTAAAGGCTGGCTCATCCATCTTGGCGAAGGAGATAGACTTGGCTCTCTCCAAGAACTTCTGTCCGTTCAGGTCGTAGAGCGGTTCGCTGAATCCTGATGTTATCAGAAGTTGCTCACGAAATGTATCTACTGAGCGTAGGTTGGTGCGCTGCTGCTCTGTAAGACAATCCCATGCCGCTCTGATAAGGGAGAAGAACTTGCGATGAAACTTGATGTTCCTTGGTCGAACTATGTTTGCCTTGACGATGGAACCAACCTTTATCTTTTTCATTTCCTCGTAATCATCATCCGAGTATGGACGAAGACCAGTGGTTGTTCGTACAAGATGGATTTCCATACCTTATTTATTGACGTGGAGGGAATGGGAGATTTCCTTGCTGACCTCCTGAATATTGAACACCCTGCTGAGTAGGTTGACCGCTCGCATTAACCTGTGGGGGAAATTGCTGCTGAGGTGGTGCGTAATATCCACCCTGTTGTTGAGGGTTCTGAGAAACCTGACCTTGCGGTTGAGCGCTTGGTCGGTCAACTTTCCAGCAGTCTAACTGATTGAACCAGCGTCCTTCTTTAGACTGACGTGCTTTCAGTCCGATGTGAGCGGTGATGATTTCGCCTAACTGGATATTGAACTGCTGCAACTTGTCAGAGCCATACACTTGGATAACGGCTCTTGAAGGGTATTGCTCGTTCAACTCCTCAATCGTGTATTCACAACTGCTCCATTGAGTTCCATTCTGGCTCGTTCCCATTTGGACTTGCCCTGCTGCAATAATCTTGCCTGTAAACTTTACGTTCATATCTATACTTAATTAAGTTTGATTCTTAACGATGGCTTGGTAGCCGTTTCTTTCAAATAATACTCATAGTGGTCAGGCTCCGTGTCCTTGAACAGCTTCGTGTCGAAGACCTTCTTGGTGGTTGCTGCCACATAAGAGTAGGAACCGATATTAGTCTTGATGGATTTCTGTTTGTTAGCTTCCATCATCTTCATTATCTTTTCCTTCAAGTCGTCCTGCACAATCTTCATTGCATCAATACGAGCAGTTATCAGGCGATACTCCTGCTCCAGTGCCGAGAACTTTTCAGGTACTTCTACCTTATACTGATAGTCTGCATCGTCTGTGAGATAAGCGTTGATTAACTCGTCTATCTGCTCATCTGATACTCTTGGTAGTGGCTGGAACTTGCTCTGTCCGTTCTTGAACCACATACAAACAATCTCCTTCACTTTCAGGTCGGGATTTTGTTCCTCGAACCATTTGGCATAGATTGATAACTGGAGAGATACGTTGTCATAATGGAGGGTGGCGGTGGTCTTGTAATCTACCAGATAGATGTTGCCTTCGTTGTCGGCAAAGACTCCATCAATGGCAGATGCAAAGTTCTCGCCATCGGTAACAAGATACTCGGATGCTACATAGTGTAAACCGAATGAGACTAACATAGCGTGGAAGGCTTGAAGCTCTTCCGTAGGATTCGGGTACTGCTTGATGTCTGCATCGAAGATGGAACAGAAGGTCTCAAACGTGTTGTGGATAAGACCTCCACGCTCTGCTGCCTTCATCAGTACAGACTCTGGGATATTCTTGTAGGAGTCAGGGAAGGCTTTCTTGATAAGCGTTCCTGTTACACCTTTCAGTTCCTTCTTGCCGAGGAAGTACTGATGAGATTCTTCTATGAATGTAACCTTTGGTTCTGCCAAAGTGATTCTTTTTGTTTCTGTTGTCATTATTGTATTCCTAATTGTTTCTTCTTGGCTGAAACTGCTTGCATAAACTGAGGATTTGCGGTAAGCGGCTTGTATGTCTGAATTACCCATATCAGATTGTCTTTGTTGACACATCTGCTCAGATAATTCAATCCTTCATTCACGTCATTCGTGTGATACTGAGCGGTCTGCTGCTGCGTATTGACTTCTTGCTGCTGAGTTTTTGCTAAATCCTCTTGCATAGCGTATTTTGAGGAATAGTCCATTGACTTTCCTTTCTCGAAATAAATGTCTGCTCCAACACCAAGTGCCTTCATGGCAACAGAGAGTGCGTCTGTGAGTGCCATTTTGTAGCATTCGTCAGATACGTATGAACCATTTCGCTCCATCGTAACCTCAGAAGAACCTCCAGTACCCTGAATAGCATCTGACCATTTATCGTCAACCTTAACGAAAAGGTCTATATTGCAGTATGCCTTCGTTTCAGTTCCGTAAGTTTCAGTCCATTGCTTAGTAATAACGTACTTCCAACCAATTCCACAAACACCGAAATGCTCTGTCATTGTTCTGATGCGCCACATTGGGTTGATGTCGCTCTTACCTTTCAGTCGTCCGTTCTGAATTGGTTTTATCGCTTCTTGCGGTACGACTTTGAGTTTGTTGTATAAATCTAAGTTGCCCATACCTATATTCTTTAAATGTTGTCAATACAGATGTCACAGTCACACGTCCAACCATCACACTCCTTGATAAGACTCTTGATTGCTTTGTTTGTCGGGTCTAATTCCAACTCACCTTGCAGTCTTTTTTTCAACTCATTGATGAGGTCTAAAGGTGTCATGTAGTCTTCAATGAGGTCTTGCTTGATGCCTTCCTCCTCATCAGAAGAAGAGGTAACTGTAAACGACTTGTCAAGTACGAATGATGCCGTAACATCGTAGTCCTGATACTCAGGATATTCTGGCTGATTGTAAGGTGCAGACGGGTCGTTGGCTGCGCCTGGTGGATAGTTTCCACTTGCTGAGTTGTTCATAAGCTATAATATTAAATTGTTTTGACTTTCAAAATAAAACCCCACGATTCTCACGAATGGTGGGGAGAGTATTTTCTTTATTACCTGAGCGGTCGCTACCGCAAAATGTATGGAATCTAATGAAAAAACTTCTATTGAAAAGGGCGCACGTCCGAGACCTTTGATCCAATCCGTGCGCCCAAAGACACAAGCCGAGCCACGCTTTCGCCTAAGGACAGGTGTCTTCAAGTTCCCTTCTGCATTCATGGAGGCTTAGGACTCCCAGCACTATTTCCGCATACATTATTGATGATTATAGAGCAAAATCAAAATATGTAGTTACAATATTTCATCTATTCTGTTTCATGCTGGCTGCATTAGAACCGAATTGTAGTTGTGCGCTCCTACCTCTTAATGCTACATTATCTTTAATGGTCACGGCATCAGGTCTGCATCTTCACAAGTGAACTCCAAGACGTTCCCAATTCCACCTGTTGCGGTGCAGGTAATAGTCTTGCCACTTCCTCGTCTAATCGTATGTTGTGGTTGCATACGCTGCTCTTGGCTGCGAGTACCTCTTCAGGAAGGTTTATCCTATCCGATATGAAGCCTTGGAATCAGGCTATTGGGACGCAAGGTTGGACTCGAACCAACGACATCGAAGGATGGAGAACCTTCATATTCTACCAACTGAACTACTTGCGTCTTACGCATCAACATAAAACATTTCTGGCTTATGGTGAGTGGGAGTAGTGAACTCCAAAAAACCTCCACTTAAACAATATCAATAACGCTAACTAAATTTTTTATCTATTATGAACTTTATTGAGGTTCACTCACCATATATCTTATTTTCCCCATTCCTTGAATGAGCGGTAAATCTCATTTGTCATTACGCAAAAAACGATAATTGACAATATTAACATGACTGTTGAAAACATAACTTATAATTATTAATGGGTTGCACAATAGGCTGTTGCCTCTGATTCTATCTCTGCCATACTCTTCGAGCGGTTCTGCATCATCCAGTCTTCCAACTCGCTCTTCTTGAAGTAGAGTCGGTTGACGTTGGGCTTGTAGCAAGGGAGAATGTGATTTCTCACGTTCATCCTGACTCCTTCTACGGTCATGCCGAGTATAAATGCAGCTTCCTTGATGTTGAGTATTGACTTAGCCGCTATCATCGAATACTGCTCGATGCGGTCTAACTGCTCTTTTATCTCTTGGTCTATCATATCAGTTGAATTTGATGGTTTACTGACAGGCACCAGTTGTCTTTGACGACTCTGTTCTACCAGTGCCCTTAACTCTGGGAGTGCATTCCTGCTCTATTAAGGGGAGAATGCCCTTCGCTTTGAGTGCATCATAAAGGAAGATTCTTCCCTTGGTTGTCCACTCGGTGTTATACTTCACGTCATGCCTTCCGTCTGAACGGATGATGTCAACTGCTCTGCTATGAACGTAGCCGCCAGTAAGGAACTGTCCGTACAATATCCACTGACCTCGAACCTTGTGCTGGATTCTCATAGACTCCAACTCTTTGTTCATTCTCACCGCACTCATTCCGTAGTCCTGAGCTATCTGAGTGATGGTCATGGTGGCATTGCTTTGCAGAATTTGGTCGTAGTAGCTTACCTTAGGCAGCATTTCGGTAATCTTGTTGCCAAGTTCCATGTTCTCCTTGCTGATAGTGAGGATGGTTGCTTGCTGCTGCTTGTTCTCCAAGGCTAACTGCTCACGCTCTTCTTCTGCCTTGACCAGAGATTTGAGAGCTTCGAGATAGTTTTGTGGGACGGATGGCTTTTGATGTTGCTCCTCCAGTTCCTTCCATCGTTTAATCAACTTGGCTCTCGCTTCATCGTTGAACTTGGTGGCGATGTAGAGACACTCTTCTTTGTTGAGGGAGTAGCAAGGTCTTGTCTCGCCTTTCTTGTCTTTATATTCAACCAAGGAAAAATTTCCTTCGTTGATTTTAGACCATGCTGGCTCCATCTTTCTGATGGCTTTCATCACGTCTGCGTGTGGCTTGCCAGTAATCTCTGCAATCTGTAGTGATGTCATTCGGTCACCATCTACAATAGTTGAAATTTCATTCATAGGGTTCCTCCGTTTTTAAAATCGGGCGGTAGTGTATGAAACAGAAAGTGACAAATTTTCATTTTATACATTATTATATCTACCGTTGCCCGATTGTAGTTTTTATTTTGTACCTTTGCGGGTGACAAATTTTTATTTTAACTTAATTCAATTTCGTATGAAACAGAAAATCGTACATCTACATTCTAAAGTAAACGAGAAAGGTGTTCTCGTAGAACTTGACCTTGATGAGGAAATCAAGAAGTTGAAAAGAGACAATTATGTTGTTAAGCAAATAGCTTCATCCTCTTCAAGTAATATCGTTGATATTCGTGGAACAACGACATTTGTTCATGTGTTCTTACTTGCTGAGAAACAAGAGTAGTTCTTTTGCTTTTTCAAGTTGTATTATATGGTCTATTTCGCCTCTTTGCTTATAGCCATCTTTTACATCAAGCCACTTTATTGTTTTGTGAATGCAGTACATTCTGATTCTCCACTCCAGAATTGGAGCTTCATATACCCAGTTGAATATCTCTTCAAATTGTGGATGCGAGGCTCCAAATTCTGCTGCTAAGTCTCTTCTCAGATGTTTTCTGAATAATCTCTTAATCATACTCACCTCCTTCCTAATAGAACACGACCTTTTCGGTTTTAACCCCTCCGAAGTCATTCAAAGCATCTTGCCTGATGTCCTCAGACTGCTTGCTCTGACTCCTAAACGCAAGAGCGTTGAAGATTGTCTCTCTGCAACAACCATATCGCTCGGCAAGTTTTTTTCGTCCTTCAAGCGGAACTTTGATAATTTTTATCTTTTTTACTTGCATAACTTAATTTTTTGTTGTATTTTTGCTTTTAATAATTAAGCACTTATTGATTACGAGTGCAAAGATAGTAAAGTTTTTCGGAAACGCAAAACTTTTTCGGGAAAAGTTTTGCGAATTTGCAATATTTAATTATGATTTAAAAATGTAAAATGTATGGAAATGACTGTATTACAGAGAGTTAACTATGTAATAGATAACTTTGGAAAGACTAAAAACTATTTCGCAAACGAAATAGGTATGAGTAGTACTACAGTTTGGAGGCAATTGAAAGGTGAGCAAGCTTTGTCCTCTAAGCTAATAGAAGGTGTATTAACTGCTTATCCAGAAGTTTCTGCTGAATGGCTTTTACGTGGAACTGGTGATATACGATTAGAAAAAGAAACTGATATTGCGGAAACGCAAAACAATAAGACGGATTCTGTCTGGAAGGCAAAGTATGAAGAGTTAGAAAAACGCTACGACCAACTATTGTCTATCTTGGGCGGTAGCATGAGACAAGCAAATGTTGGATAATTAAAATGTGGTAGGTATGAAAAGATTGTTTTTTTGTTGCTTTATGTTGCTCTGTTCATTTGTTGTATATGCACAGAGTTCTATTTGTGGTGTGCTTTTTGGTGAAACTTATACAGAGTCAAAACGAATATTGGAAGACAAATGGGGGAGACCAAGTTTGGAATACAATAATGAAATTTGGTATTTTGACAGAACCTATGCTAATTTATATTTTAAGTCTATCTGTTTTGCGTTTCAGTATGACGGCTATCGCTATTACATGAATAGATGTTCTATGTGTAGATTTTTTAATACTTATTCTTTAGCTTGTACTTTTAGAGATAATATAATATCAAAATTGAAGGAAAAGTATAGTGATGTAGAAACCTATACTGATAAGAATCATTATTTAGCGGCACATGGTGGGACTTCTCCAACCAATAGTAATGAATATGGTTTTAGTGTATTCATAGTTCATGATTCGTATGAAGGTCTGTATTACGTTTATATAGATTATGGTCCATATAATTATGTAAATGAAGAGTTATGAAACATATAGTATTACTTTTCGCCATCATCCTGATGGCATCATGCAGCAGTTCTTCAAAGAAGTCTGTTGATGTAGAACCTGAGAAAAAGGAGTCTGTCGCAAAGCCATCTGGCTATAGTGATAATGTGTATATCTGTACTGGCAGTTCATCCAAGCGTTACCATTGTGACCCTGATTGTAAGGGTCTTTCACGTTGCTCAGGAGAGATAGAGGAGGTAAGCGAGGAGGAAGCTGAGGATATGGGCAGGACTCCTTGCAAGATATGTTATTAACTTTCCTAACTAAGAAAAAATATTTTCCCAACTGGAAAAATAAAATGGCAGAGATAACTAACGAACAGAAGTTGTATGTGCTGCTGGACAATATTCGAGATAAGTCCGAGTATGAGCAGGAGATATGGAGTATCATTTATGATAACGTATCTCCTGATGGTGCTTGGAGAGAGAATGTAGCCAAATTATTAGTAGATAGCGAATATCTTAATCGAGGGTATGGCTATGGCAATCATGAGTCTCGGGTGGTGTATAGTGTTACCAAACAGGGCAGGAGACAGATACCTATCCTTTGGAATGGCAGTATGTTAAAAAAGGAGCATGAGGAGGAAGTGAAGGCTCTAAAGAAGGAGTCTTCATTTGAAGTGCGTCACAAGAAAATTAATAAGTTCTTGTGGATATTATTAACAGCGATAGTTTCAAGTTTAGTAACAATCGTTGTTTCTAAGCTGCTATCACTACTTTGTAAAAAATAGCACATATCATGTAAACCATGATACCCTCTATAGTCCATATCGCCCTTTCGGCAAACTTTTCTAATTTATCTGGTTTCATAAGCATAAATTTTAGTTTCACAGAGGCAAAGTTACGGTTTCCTCCTGAGAATCAGACGCAAATTACATAGTTTAACACAATAAAGGCATCGGAAATTATACTCGATGCCTTTATTGTCATTTGTCGAAGAATTTATCAATGAGTCCCACGGCTTCATCCTTCTTCTTGTCTATAATCTTAGCGTATATCTCGGTGGTGGCGATGTCTGTATGCCCCAGTAGCTTGCTTGTCGTGTAGATGTCGGCTCCCAGTGTAAGCATCATCGTTGCAAAGGTATGTCTGGAGCAATGCACAATTTAAGCAAAAGCAACGGAAAGTGAATATGAGAGAAATGAACTGTAAGTGGTTGAGAATGAGCAATATTTCATAATTCTGCCAATTGTCTGCAAAGCAAAGCCGAGCAGGATATTGAGTTATTTCAGTTACCAAACCGTTAGCGGTCAGTTACCGAAACCAACACTGCTAACGAGGTGAAAAACAAATAGTTTGTCA